AAGATGCGCTCGTTTTTAAGTTTAGTAAGTATCGTAATATTTATACTTCCCTGCCTACTAGTGGGGATTGGCATTATATTATTGGAATCGATATTGGTTATAACGACTCGGATGCGATTGCCGTCATAGGATATAATACGCATCACAAGAAAGTTTATTTAGTTGATGAACATGTTAAGAATAAACAAAATATTAGCCAATTAGTAGCAGTTATAAAAGAGTACAAGGAAGAATACAAACCCATAAGAATGGTCATGGACGCAGGAGCCTTGGGAAAGAAGATTCAAGAAGAGTTGCGAATGCGACATGGTCTTAATATCGAGGCTGCTGAAAAGACCCGAAAGGTTGAGTTTATTGAGTTATTGAATGATGATCTTAGGACTGAGAAATTTAAGGCATTTAAAAACTCTTTATTTGAGGAAGATTGTATGCTAGTACAATGGGATAAGGACTCTAGGATTCGTAATCCCGAACGTCCAAAGATTTCAGATAGTTACCACTCTGACATCTGTGATGCAGTTTTATATGCGTGGCGTGAGTGTAGACATTACTTATCTGAAAAACCAGCTCCTGCCATAAAGCCTGGTACGGATGAAGCTATGGACGAACTGGAGCGCAAATTAGCCGAAGAGTGTGAAAGAAAGAAAGAAGACCCTTATGCGTATGAGTTAGAAAAACAGTTACAAGAGGATATGGATGAAATGGAAGAATATTTATAATAAATTTACAATAGGAGAAGCTCTATGTTAGAAAATATAGAAGATGTAAAGCTTTTTATTGAATGGTGCAAAGAGCATAAAGTAAAATCCTTTAAGAGTGGGAACGTAGAGTTTGAACTATCAGAGCTTAGTTTTATAGATAGTGGTGAAGATTTAGTTTCAAAGCTAAAATCGGGAGAAAATCCCTTTTCTGAAGAAAAACAACAACAAGAAGAAGATGAAGAATTAATGTTCTGGTCTTCTACATAAGGTATAAAACATGGATTATAATCAACGATGGTGGGAAGCTTCTCGGACTAATTTATTCTCTGATGTGTTCGCCTACCTAAAAGCTTTGAATGATAAACAAGACTACACAACTGCTTTAAACTTAGTCTATGCTAGACTTTATGGTAACTACCAAATGTACGGTTTAGACGCTTATAACTATGCTAGAGTAGAAACAAGTGCAACATCAAACCGAGTAACTCTTAATGTTATTCAAAACATGATAGACACTGTAGTTTCAAAGATTACAAAGAATAAACCTAGAGCAACCTTTTTGACTTCAGGGGGTGATTTTAGTCTTCAATCTAAGGCGAAAAAATTAACTAAATTTGTAGAAGGTATTTTTAGCTACACTGAGTTTTATGACAAAGCTGCTTTTGCTTTTTTAGATAGTTGTATCTTTGGCACAGGTTGTATAAAAATATTTGAAGAAAATGGACAAATTAAAACTGAAAGAGTTTTTATTAATGAAATTAAAATAGACGATAATGAAGCTTTCTATTCTAAACCTAGACAATTGCATCAAGAAAAGATGATGAACAAAGAAGTCTTGAAACAGATGTTTCCAGATTATGCAGCTTTGATTGATCAAGCTAGTGACACTTATAATAAGTTTGCTACTCCTCCTTATGGGGATGGAGCCGATTTAGTAAGAGTTATAGAGTCGTGGCACTTACCAAGTGGTGAAGACGCAAAGGATGGGAAACATACAATTTGTATTTCTAATGCTACCCTCCTAGATGAAAAATACGAAAAAGATTATTTCCCTTTTGTATTCTTTCGATGGGGATTAAAACCTGTTGGATTTTGGGGAAGAGGTTTAGCCGAAGAATTACAAGGTATTCAATTAGAAATGAATAAAATCCTGAGAACTATACAAGTTTCAATGCACTTGGTCAGTATTCCAAAACTCTTGGTTGAAGCAAGTTCTAAAATTGTTTCGGCTCACTTAAACAATAAAATTGGCGGAGTTATAAAATATGCTGGAACTCCTCCTCAATATACTCCTCTTGGAGGTATTCCAGGGGAACTATTTACCCACTTAGATCGTCTATATCAAAGAGCTTACGAGATTGCAGGTATTTCGCAACTTGCTGCTCAATCGCTAAAACCTGCCGGTCTGGATTCAGGTAAAGCCCTAAGGGAGTTCAACGACCTTGAGACTGAACGGTTCATGGCTACAGCCCAAAGGTACGAAAAGACTTTTATGAACGCTGCAGAAATTATGATTGACATGGCTAAAGACATCAATGAACGTGAAGGAGACTTTAAGGTTAAAGTTAAAGATGGAAAATTTGTAGACACAATTCCCTGGAAGGACGTTAACATGGATGCTGACAAGTATATGATGGAACTTTATCCAACTTCAGCTCTTTCAAATACTCCAGCAGCTAGATTGGCAGATGTTCAAGATTTATTGGCTGCAGGTTTTATCTCTAAAGAAGATGCTCTTAAGCTTTTAGATTTTCCTGATTTAGAGTCTGCTATGAATCTTTTAAATTCTGATGCTACTAACCTTGAACGTATAATAGAAACTATGATGGATAAGGGAGATTACTTTCCTCCAGAGCCTTACCAAAACCTCGAAAATGCAATCCGTAAAGTACAGCAAGCTTACCTAATGTATCGTACCCAGGGGGCTGCAGAGGACCGTTTAGAGCTTCTTAGGCAGTATATGGAGGATTGTCAGAATCTATTGATCAAAGCTCAAACACCAAGTCCAGAGCAAAAAGCTGCCGAATTAGCGGCTGCTGGCGCACCTGCTGCTGCTGCTCAAGTGGTAGGGGCTGACATTGCAGCTCCTGTTGGTGAAGAAAGTCTTATAGGTGAAGGAGCTTTACCTTTAGGTGAAGAAGAAGTTGTAGAAGAGGAAGAAGTAGTAGAAGAAGGTCCAGTAAGTGATGAGGTAATGGAAGAAGTAATGGCTGAAGGAGCTACAGGAGCAGAGCTTCCAGAACAATAATAATAAAATTACAATTAATAGAGGTCAATGACCGAGCATAAGCTCATCAAGTTATAAAGGAGATTTTAATGGAAAACCAAGAGGTTATGAACGAAACAGTTCAATACCAAACAGACAACGCCGAACCTGCAGTAGATGCTTCTCAGATTTTCGAACCAGAAGCAGAATCTGAAGGAGAAAGTCAGGAAGTAGAAGAAGTAAGAGAGCAAGAAGGAGAAGACGACCAGTTTTCACGCAAGTTCGCAGCTTTGAGCAGACGAGAAAAGGATATTCGAGCAAAAGAAGCTGATTATGAATACCGAATGAGTGAGTTAGAAGAAAGGTTACAGGAGCTACAAAATCCACCTGAAGAACCTCAAGCTCCTATAGAAGAAAGATTAAGGCGTAATCCTTTTGAAACTCTAGAGGAAATGGGTTTAGGTTATGACAAGTTAACTGAATTAGCACTTAATGATGGGAAATTAACTCCTGAAATGCAAATGAAGTTAATGAGAGAAGAGTTAGAACATGGTTATAAGTCTAAATTTGAGGAACTGGAAGAACGGTTATCTCAAAAAGAACAAGAAGAAGAGTACAACAAATACGAATCTATAGAGACTAATTTTAAACAAGAAATAGATTCTTTCGTAAACGGCAAAGATGAGTTTGAACTCATTAATGCAAATGGAGCTAGTGATTTAGTTTACGATGTAATAGAAGAACACTACAACGACACAGGTAGAGTCCTTAATATGGACGAAGCTGCTGAAGCCGTTGAGTCCTACTTAGAGGACGAATTGGAAAAATTAATGAGTTTAGGAAAAGTAAAGTCTAAATTTTCTCCAAGACAAGAGCAAGTATTTAAAAGGCAACCGTCACCTACGTTGTCAAACGCACATTCTGCTCAGGCGTATCAAAGAGCAGATAGACAGTTATCAAATGAGGAGTCTGTAAGAGAGGCTGCTAAGTTAATAAGATGGGATGATGAAGGAAATTTAATTTAATATAATATAACAAACAAAGGAGAATAAAATGGCTGCTTTATCCGCAACTGGTTTTGCTGCTGCCCTGAAACAACATTATACTGATGAACGAATTGAGAATATGGTTTACAAAGATAATCCATTTCTTGCTATGGTCGCTAAGTATGAAGATTTCGGAGGCGAGAACTTAAAACTTCCAATTAAATATGGAAATCCGATGGGTCGTTCGGCAAACTTTACGACTGCTCAATCTAACGTTACTGGTGGAAACATCAAGGCGTTTTTACTAACGAGAATAAAAGATTATGCAATTGCTCAAATTGAAAACGAAG